TTTAACAATTCGTATTTCTTTTTAATATATTCTGCCCTTTTCTTTTGTTTCTCGATGTCGGTCTTAACTTTCTTTTTCTCCCATTCAAACTTCATCAGTTTTTGAGGAGTTAGGTTTTGTCCTTTCTTAGTGTGTGGCTGTAAATTAACACAAGCCAACCATCTCACTCTCTCCCATTCCCATTGCTGTTCTTTCTCTACTCTATCATTTACGCCTTTTTGCATACAGATAAACTCGTGGAAAGTTAAACTCCAAAAGTCTTTAGGCAGTAATCCGAAGCCATAACCTATAGCTTCTAACTTATCCCAAGTTACTTCTTTTTCTTCGCCACTTTCTTCGTGGCTTTGTCGTTTCCCTCCGTTTCAAATTTAGCAGAGAATTGAGTAGAGAATATCTCTAGCACTTTATTTAGTGCCTCAAAATCTTCGTCCAGCAAGTCTGCGACATCATCAACACTTAAAGAACATTCTTGTCCACTTACTCGTGAACCATCTTTTATTCCGTTTAGGATTAGATAACAAGCATCATCTAAGCTCATTCCATCTCCTAGCTTATCTAAGTCAGCTAAACTTCTTCCAGTATCTTTACAGAATAACCTCAACGAGTTCATTCCAAATCTTACTGGGTAATCCTTTCCATTTATTATAACTACTTCGTACATATCTTTATTGGTTTTAAATTATGTCAGTTGGAGCAGAGCCTAAGCTCATACCCCAACCAACAAAGAAATTATTAAATATCATTCTGAGTCAATGACCCACTTCCATCTATCGAGACTGAATAAGATGGGGCATCTTCTGTACCACCACTAACCTCTAGAGATGTAATAAAACCAGAGCCACTATAAGTATAGTCTCCAGTAGCTGGAGATGATAAACCGAATGTAAATGTTACAGCAGTTCTATTGAACATTTGGTCAAATAACTCATCTACCTCAGTATCGCCAGCTACACCAGCGAAGTCCATTAGACCATCAGCCGAAAGACTGAAAGACTTTTGACCACCTAGTAAGTCTCTAAAACCACTAGAGTCTTTAGTTGAGATGTCTATTGTATCTACATTCATTGAAAGTGAAACATTCTGAGAATGCATCAATTTCGCTTCCGTTCCTCCATCACTAGGAGAAACTTTTAGGATTAAATCCGTTCCGTTAAAAATCATTTTTTAAAATTTTAAATTCATAAATTAGCTAATATCTAAATCCTCAGAAGTTTCCTTCTTCTTAGACTTTTTCTTTGTTGTATCTATTGCATCATTGAACTTTAAAAAGTTTCTTACAACACGACCAACCTCGTAAGATTCGCCTTCTTTGTATTCTACTCCTCTACATTCAATGTCTTTTTTTATCTTTACTTTATACATATCTATCTATTTATGTTAAATCTGTAATCTTGTGCTATACCATATAAACCAATAGAACCAGCACTATCATCGTAAAGCTCGTTCTGGTCTTGGTAAAATATCTTGTCTACTACTACACCACTATAAGTGCCACTAACGTAGTCTAGAGCTGTTCTAACGTGACCAGCTAGAGTTGTCATATCAGCGTAGCTATTGTGATAAATGCTTATCTGTACTCTTACATAGTCATAAGTACTTACTCCGTTCTTAGTGTTGTTAGGCTCATCTGCAAACATCTGATAAGTTATATAAGGTAACTTAACGTCTGTAGGAAAATTGTAACGACTAGGAAAGATTCTTAAGTTGCCACTTGTAGTAACTAAAGGAGCAACATTTGAGTCGTTGCTTAAAATATTATATATTACTTTTCCTATCTCCATTACTTCATTCTTTTGTCAATGAGTTTTTTTATTTCTCCTATTACACTATTGATAGCTGTGTTACCTTTACTAGCAGCAGTCTTATCTAACATTCTTAGTCCAGGAATACCTCTAAATCCATACTCTAAGAAATAGAAATAAAAACCAGACTTCTCTTTACTAGCAAATGATTTTTTAACTCTTGGTCCTACATATACCGTCGGTGGCTTACCTTTTACATTCTTTCCGTTGATTATAGCTAAAGACTTTTTAAGTTGTTTAGATTCAACTGGAACAATAGATTTAAGCTCTTGTAGAATTGGCTTAGATGCTTTGCGCATTCCTTGTCTTAGTAGTGTCTTATTTTTACTATCAGACATATTAAGACTCTCTAAGTCCTTAATTAAAGACTTCAGCTCTTTCTCATCAATGGTAGCTGTAACAAAACCAGCGTGACCACCTTGATTACCTCTTAATATTTTACTTGTTCCTATTGCCATTATTGCTCTGGAAAAGGGTTAATACCGTTATCTATTAATATGTTTATCCAATCTATTTCCTTAATATATAAGTCTACATTGTCCCACTTAGTCTCTAAGCATTGATAGGTTTCTATCACTCCATAGGATACTATCGCCTCGCTATCGTTCCATACAATGTAGTAACTCTTTACCTCTGGGTAGCATATTTCTGTTAATCTTAAACTCATTACGTTGTTAGTTGTGTTAGTTCGCTATCACTTAAAGCCTCATTAAATACTGCTACTGCTTTGACTTTACCGTAGAAGTTATTACTTCCATTAATATCAAAATTTAAACTATTCAATGTTCCACTTTGTACAGTATTACTTTGTGTTGTATTAGTATCTTTTTCAACCCCATTAATCCACAAAGCATAGTCATTAGCTTTAAATTTACAAGCTATTTTATTCATATTTGTTTGACTAATATCAGTTGCATCTAAATCAACAGTATTAACATATCCATTCATAGCTATATAAAATTGAACTCTATTTGTGGTTGAGTGTAATGATAATGTAATTCTATTATTTGCTGCTGAAGAAATAGTAATAGTTCGAGTATCTCCTCCATCAGCCAAAGCAGCTATCTCTGCATATAACACACCCTCTGTTGAGTTTATTAAGTCAGCACTACCAGCACCAGTTGCAGTCTCTGTAGCTCTTGTCTCTGTGCTACCGTATGTTGGTATGTACGATGTAGCGTAGGATAGTTCTTCTAGTTGTGCCCCCCAAACGTATACTCCGTTAGTTGTATTTGTATAGTCTGTTGTTAAAGTACCATCTACTGAAGGAGTGGTAAATAAAACTTCACTTCCTGATGTATTGGTAGTAGTTATTATACATCTATACCAACCATTACCATAATCTTCTATACTTGCTGTAGTTCCTGATGCTGTTGGTGATGTGCTAATAGTTCCGTTAGATAAATTAAATATTGCGTAATATCCACCTCCATAACTACCAATGCCTAATACTAAATAATCATACTCGGCTTTTTTAGCAAAAATACTTGCAGAATATGGTGCTGATGCACTTGTAGATGCTCCTATATAAGAATTGTTAGGGTCTCTACTTGTGTCATTAGCTATTAATTTAGTTGCATTGTTTTCTCCACTTGGAGATGTAGCTGCGTTAGGTGTTCTTGTTATATATGAAGCAGCAAAATCTAAATTCCAACTACTATCACTAAAATCCTCACTATAAGTAATAAGATTAGTAGAAGTAGGCTCTAACAATATATGACCATTATCTCCATTACTATCATAGCTTATTCTTGGAATGTTGTTGGTGTCTATTATTTCTTTGACTGATACGTTGTCTATTGAAAAGTTATCCCCTATGGTCGGTGTATTATTATAAATTCTTATCCATATTTCACTTGATGTAGATGTAATTATGGTATTTTCAGTAAAGTCTAAAATTTGACCTTTAGAATATAAATCTGTACCACCTTGTGATGAGCCTATATTTACTCTCCAATCAGTACTTGTAGTTCCCTCTATTGCAGTATATTTTAACTGAAAGTTTTTACCTGATGAAACACTAAAAGATTGTTCTATACCTCCATAAGTGTTTCCGTCATTTTCTATATATATTAAATCATTTGTTATCTCAAAATAAGCCCCTCTATGAGAATACCAATTGCCATTGACAACTAACTCACTACCTAGAGTTCTACCTACCATCTCGACTAAGCCACTAGAATTAACTCGACTAGCTACACTAGCTCTAGCAAAGTCAAAGTCCTCATAAGGCTCGTCTATTGGTGCTACGTTGTAAAGCGTACCAGCCTTGTAACCAGTAGGAGTTAAGATTATACTCGCTTTATTTAATAGTCCGTCTGCCATTAGCTTATGTCATTTAATGTTTGTAAGAATGCTTGGCTGTCTGTAGTGTTCTCTACTACTCCTCCAGCAGCTACTACTCTTGTTGTTAGTATGCTTATGTAATCGGCTGGTGTTGGGTCAAATATACCACCATCAATAATAGTCCAACCATCATCCTCTATTAAGCTGAATCTTGAAGCATAAGCTGACTCTGTAAATTGTGAGCCTCCGAAGTTTATACTTATACCAGTATCTACTACACCAGCAGCCCAAGCTATTAGCGTTGCATCGTAGTTAGAAGTAGATAAACCAGTAGCGTTCTGCATAAAGTTAGTAAAGTTAGAAACATTAGCAATAGTCCACGCTGCTAGAGATTGGTCGAATAAGTCGCAGTTGTAGAACATTTGTTGCATATTTTCTACATTAGTAGTGTCCCAACTATATATGTCTCCGTTGAATTGTGAGCAATCATAGAACATCTGATACATAGTCTCTCCATTAGAAGTGTCCCAAGAATTTAAATCTTGGTCAAAACTTTTAGCACCTCTAAATGCTCCATAAAAAGTCGTAACATTACTAACATTCCAACTATTTAAGGATTTATTAAATGTAGAACAATTAAAGAATGTTTGCTCAAATATTGTTATAGTACTTACATCCCAATTACCTATAGCTCCGTCAAAGTTAGTACATTCTCTAAACATTCTATAAAAAGATGTACTAGAAACAGTAGGAGCATCTGTAGCACTAGCATCTAAATTAGTACATCCATAAAACGCAGCGTTAGTAGATAAATCTAAGACTCCCCATTGTTTTACGTCAAGCATTTTAAGCTTATCTCCAGCGTTATTAAATTGCCAACCTTGCAACGTTCCCTCTATACTTATTTCGTATTGTCCAGCACTACTATAAGTGTGTGTAACCTCTTGTTGATTGTAACTTGTTATTGTATCGCTAGAGCCATCTCCCCAGTTTACTACAGCGTTATAACTACCACTACTAACCAATGGCATCATAAATTGTGTGTTCAAGCTAGAGCCACTAGATGTATTCTCTGTGTCAATAGTAAAGACAAATTGATTAGGAGCTGTCTGTGATAAATCTACTACGTCATTCTTCTCTAATAGAAGCACCATAGCGTCTTTACGACCTACTTCCTTAATACTCTTGATAGAATAATTAGTAGAGCCATTAGAGATAAAGTATTGTGGACTTACTCCTATGTTTGTTCTGTATCTTATTAGGCACTCTATACGCTCGTCATTGATTAAGGCATCAGCATCGAAGTTAGTGTTGCCACCTTTGAAGTCAAAGTCTGCATAAATGGTAACATAACTATTATCAGACACTACTCTCTCGCCATATGCGTTAGTAGAGTAAGTCTGTGTATATAGTTTTAACTTTCTATCTAGTTTGCCTATTATCATAGTTCAAGCAATCGGTAAGGAGTTAATAAGTGGTCTACCATTA